GCTCGTGCCGTAGAGCTTATGCGGCATGAGAATCGGTGTCGTGGTGACGATTGGGATGCGGTCTATCTCGTAATTGCAGTCCTCGCCGTCTTCTTTCTGGAGGATGTTGCCGCCGGATTCCAGAACCATCCTGCGTTCTGCAATTCCGTCCCCGTCCCAGTCGACGAGCATATAGCATTCGCGGATCAGATAGCCTTCATGCGGCTCGTGGCCAGCGTCGTCCTCGAAGAAATCCTCCTGATCCTGACGGAAGCGAGCTAATTTCTCCTGATTCCAGTCGGTATCCGGATAGGGCTCTAGATCATCGGTCTTGATCCCCATTTCCCGAAGCTCGGAGGCAGTAAGTCTCCGCTCATGGGCCACGAAACGGCACTTCTGCAGGTCCCAGGTGGCGTTCTTGTTGACCCTAACCTCTTCCGGCGGAATGGGGTCCAGACAGACCTTCCCGGAATAGTCCAGAACTTCGAGCTTAACCGAAGTCTCGTCCTGCTCGAGGATCTCTACTTGAGACCCTTGAGCCTGCAGCTGCATGATGAGAGCGGTCAATTGCTCGGGAGTGAGGTTTTCGTACTCCTCGATCCGCTTCTTCGGATATTCTTCCCAGTAGACCTTGCAAAACCCGTTTTTCTGCAGCAGGGCGTCCTTACAGAACGTATAGAGGATGACGAATCCGTTATTCTGGCGAGAGAAGACATAATTGACATAGTCGGTGGCCTGTTTGGCCCCCTCTTCGTCTTCCATACCCTGCGGCTCGAAGCGGCAGATCTCGTCCTGCGACGTGAAAATGCGCATGATCGAGGGCATGATTCCCTCGACAGTATCCGCAACGTCTCGGGAGACGTACTGCGAGCGCCCTTCCACCTCATTGCCATAAGGCTCGCCGAGGTAGTCCTCCATCGCCTCGCGGCGTTGCGTGGCGAGCTTGGAGTCGAAGTACCCGATGGAATTCGCGATCTCCCGGTCTATGATCCCGGCGAGTTCCTCGTTGTTCACGCAAATTCCTTCTTGCCCATGCGCATCTTCAGCCCTTGGATATCATCTCGCATCTTCTTGAGATCCTCCGATGGATGCATCCGAGGCGCGCTTTCCAGCAACACGCTATCTAATATCTGGCGGCAGACTTCCGGCAGGGATGAAAAAGCCGCCTCGAGGGCGGCTATTCTTGCTTCCAGAGTTTTAACCCTGTTATGTAGTGCGATGCTCATATTAGGACTTTGTCCTTGTACTGAATCGGCTTCACGAACGAGAGGTTGTCCATGAACTGCGTGTATAGGGCGGCATATTGCAGAGCATCATGGGGGTGCGAATAGGAATTCTTGTCTGGCACATCCCGATATCTTTCCCCGGAAACCTGCAGCCGTTTATAGCAGTACCCGCCCATGAAGCCCTTGCGGATGTTGGTGCAGCGAGGATGCACTAAAAGTGCAGCTTTCCCATCGACGAGACGGGTCAGGAACTTCGCTACCGCTTCCCGCCGCTTGAGAAAGTCGTTAGAAATCGCCGGAGATGCGGGAATGCCTTGTTCAGCCAGCTCCATGAAACATGTCTTTTCATCGGACTCCGCTCTCGAATTCCCCGCAGGATCACCAACTGCCTGAAACGTGTAGCCATTCCATACAGTTTGCAGATGAGGTCTCAGAACATCCCTGGCGAACTGGGAAATCCCCATGTCTTCGGCGCATAGCTCATCCAGGACGAGCAACTGGCCTCGAGCTGAAAGCTGGCAGATGATCGCTGCGGGAGTAAGCCCATAATCTAGGCCGATCAGCAGGGGTTTGCCTTTGATCTGGGAAATCTCCCGGCAATGCAGATCGTCGTTGTATTCCGGATAGACTGGTTTCCCCGAAATCACTACACCATATTGACCAAGCAGGAAGACCTTGATCCATTCCTTGGTCTTGCCTGGGAGTTGCCTCAGGTAGTAGTCGTAGCCGTTCGGAAGATTCGAGATGTTCTCGGCCTCCGGATTCGGCAGATACTTGTCCTTCTCCAGCAGGAGACCTCCGGGCTGATGATAGACTTCCCAGCCATCGGGAGACTCCTCCTCGAACACCTTGAACCACCAGTGGTCGGTATCGGGAGGATTGGTATCCAGCAAGACACCGGACCAGGTCGGCCCGATATCGCGCTTAGGTGGAAACCTTCCGGTCCTTTGCATGGCCATGTCGAACGCCTCTTTAGGCATCTCGACGGCCTCATTCAGCCAGGCTCCGGTGATTTCCAGGCCCTTCAGCTTCCCGATATCTTCAGGACGGTCCAGGGCGAGGAAATATACATCGGCCTGGACGCGGGTCTTGTCCGGCAGCCAGAAATCGAGCTTCCCCTCGATGGGGGCATCCCACTTCATCACCATCATGGGTGCCCATTCCTGAGCGGTCTTGATGGTGGTGCTTTTCAACTCCGGGTAGGTGTTCCTCAGAACCGCCCAGCGGGTACGGCGAATCCCTCTATCGTTGGGCTCCTGAGTGACGGCTTTATAGAAAAGCTTCATCCAGCAGGCCGAGGTCTTCCCGGAACCTACCGGCCCCTTCAAACCCGCGACAAACGAATTGCTTTGGAGGAACTTGGCTGCTATCGGACCAGGAGGGGAATAGCTGATCTCACCGGCCACGCTTCAATAGCCCTTCCATGACGCCATGGAAGCCACCAAGCGTCTGTCCTAGACTGGGCTTGCTCACATCCTGACTCAAAGGCGAGACTGCCAGACGGCCCATAGCAGCCCCTAAAGGGCCTAACCCGCCTCGAGCCATCCACTTAGCCCCCTGATACCCGGGGATCATTCCCGACAGCAGCAGCGCCGCCATAGGATTGTCTTGTACGATCTCCCTGGCAAACGCCCGGTGTTCGAGCGGCCCCAGATAAGCCTGCCCAGGATCGTTCGGCGAGAGCATCCTGCGCGCTTCCATCAGCGTACTGTGCGGCATCAACCCGGGGTTAAGACTCAACCCACCAGCAGGCGCATACCCGCCATAAAACCCCGGAGTCCGGCTCAGCATTCCTTGCATAGCGCTTTCTTGTACAGATCGGGGTCGTAGCTGTAGCTCATTTGCGCCTCCAGAAGCCAGGCCCGAAACTCCGCGGGCAAGTCCGGACGTTTCAACGCCCAGGCCAGAAGCTTCGACAACCGCTCGTCAGATAGATGCAGCACCACGGCGCTTCCTCATGTATTCCCGTTGGTAGGCGTTGTAGGCTTCTCGGCTTCGCCGATTCTTCGTCTTACCCAGGCTCGATACTCCTCCAACTCCAGAAGCCATTCCGCATATCCCTTCGGAGATAGATACTTCTTCGGCTCTTCGAACAAGATCTGCTTTGTTAGTCGCACTTGTTAGTCGCTCGTTAGTCGCAAGAGTATTGTTAGTCGCAGCGTTAATCGCAGTGTTAGTCGCACTGCATCGATGGGAGCGCGCATCTAACTTCTCGTCGAGGGTGCGGCACTTCTGACAGTAGTACATTGGAAGAGTCTATTGCGCGTGAGTGGAAGAGGCTGGTGCGCGGGTTCCCGCCCCACCCCCTCTGTTTTCGCCCCCCACCCGGGCCAGGAAAAAAGAATTCTTTTCCTCCGGCAGCCCGAATGTGCGGCGCACAACGTACTACTTTACATAATGGCCATTATGCGCGCCATGCAACGCGACATTGCCCTACTATCAGCTACTTACGGGAGTTGCTGGACTGCGGGATCGTCTAGACGCTCGGCGTTATCCACAGGATGCGCCGCAGCATTGAGGTTGATGCTAATCGTTACCATTCCCTGGCCGAGGTTGGCGGGGACGTCAGAGCCATAGATGCGCCTGCAGACGCGCTCAAGATCCCACTGGGCCAGGCGGGCCTTCTCCCTAGCACGCGCGACCTCTTGCATAGTCGTGGCGGCGTTCATCTCTGTCTTCGCTTCTTCTAGTCTTTCCAGTGATGCTCCGACTTGGGCAGACTTCCATTCTGCTTCGGCGTGTTCTGTTAGGTACGCATATAAGCGTTTAGCGCTCAGCCCGTAGGTGGAGGCTATATCCTCTATGCGCTCTCCGTCAAGGTAGCGTTGGATAGCGGTTTGGGCGACTGCCGGGCGATCTTCTTCCTTGACTGTTACTGGCCAGCCCATTTACTTCTCCACAGCATTCACAGACAAAACTTCCAAGAACTCACAATAGTCCTCTTGATCGATTTCTATCCCCGTATCCTTCAGATAACCTATCCAATCATCTTTAAGAGCCTCTTTTTTGGCTTCTTCCGTTGACTCTGCTTCTACTTCGTAAGTTTCTATGACTACTCTTCGCAGCTTTACACGCCAAGATGACATTAAAGGCTCAACCTTCTTCCTTGCTTTCCCAAACTATTTGCCTTCCAATTTCGGAAGCGCAAGACTTTGCAAAGTCTATAGCCTCGTCAAGGTCAGCAAAGATAGCAGGCGGCCCATCCATCCCAAACAAGCACGGAGCCCACTTAACTTCAAAGAACGGCTTATAACTGTATTCCACTAGATACTTACGATCTAGCATCCTCACAACCCGGTAGCTCATTTGCCTTTCTTAGCCTTACGCTTGCCTTTCAGGATACCAATAGCTTTGTCGGCTTTGTTGAACTCTCGGGCGACTTTGGCCGGCGGGCAGCTGGAGTAACCGGCATTGTGGGCGCAGGCGGCCATAAAGCGGGCCTGCTTCTTGGTCTTGCTAGGCATAGCTATTTCCTCATATCAGCATCGCTAGCTATCAGGCGCTTACCAGTACCATGACATTCAGACAAAGAGATGAATTGCTAGAATCGCTCAAGATCTGCGTTGATCTACTATCCAAAGAGATCAACCCAGAATACTGGGCAATCTTAAAAGCTCGCCAAGCCATTGAAAGAGCGCAGTCCTGAAACACAAAAGCCCCGGTTAAGGGGCTCTTGGTTCCTGGATCACCATGCACGATGCTCAGCTATCTTTAGGGCGAACACGGCCTATAGCTATCTGGCGCGGATCGTCGCGTGCGTCATTCTGTTCGCAGTTTTTCTTTCTTGTCAAGTCGCTGCTTTAGCATCCCAGCCCCCTTCTCAATAAGCGCCTTGTAAGCCTCCCAGCTGGTCCCCAGCATCCTAAGCTTCTGGGCTACCGGCAGGCGCTTGTGGACTACGTAATGCAGTCTCAGGGCTAGTCTGGGGCGGGCTGGCAGGCGCATGACGGCAATCTCGACTTGGATCATCGGGGCATCCGGCAAAACTGGCATTCTGGGAGCCTGTAGGCCCTCGTGGACGTCCCCGGCCTCCGGCAGGTAGTTGGACTCGATAGATCCGGCTTGAGGCCGCTGTGGACCGCCTATGCTATTCCCACGAGCCCATTGCGCCCAGGCGACTAGGAGTTGATGCATCTCGCGCTCAATCTCGATCATCTAGTCTCACTTGATCCGCAATCCTTTGCCACATTCCGCCCAGCCCTTCCCAGAACGCTAGAAGTTGCTCGATTCCTTGCCCTGCTTCCTTCTGGTGGCCAAGATATTCTCGGGCGGCTTTGAGATAAGAGCGCTGGTCGATCACAGTTCTTCGACCATAATCCCATGAAGCACAAGCATGAGCTTAGCCTTGAGCCTAAACATGTCATATGGCGTCCCGGATCTCATACCCTTGGCGTCTACTACCCGCAACTTGCCGTTACTGTCGTTATACGTGAAATCCGCCCGATAACTGGTAACTTTGACCCCACCTACAATCAATGGGAATGTGACTTGGCACTTCAGGTCGGAAAGCTCCCCGGCCTTTTCTCTTAGCTTAAGCTGCTTATAGACATGCGCCTCTTTCTTGCTGGCGAAGTTGATGCCGTCTACAGTGGTGCGGATGGCTTTGTACTTCGTCCCAGGCGTCCAGGTTGATATGCGGGCTACCGCCATGATGGTAGCTTGGCAAAATCGTACGCATTCTCCCGAATCGGCTGCAAAGGCTGCGGCTTGAGGGGCTCGAACTCGGGGCGATATCGCTGTGGCCCTAACGCGGACAGATCGAATTCCTGCGGCTTTCGTCCAAGCCTGGGCTTGAGCAGGCCAAGCTTGGACGCCTTGTTGATAATGTTGCCCTTGTTCCGCCAAGGCATGGCTTTGACGCAGCCTTCCCAGCCCTCGAGCGGATACACGCGCAGTAGAGTGGAAACATCTTTCGGATTGTCCCAAGGCACTCCTCCGCGCGTGAGGACAGATTTTGCATGCTGCTGCTTAGTTGGTTTGGGAGATTTGAGCTTCATTTTTCGTTACTTATGACAACGCTTTCTAATGGATCGAATAACAAAAATGTCGCCCCATTGACGCCCTAAAAATTCCTTGCGTATCGCATATTCTTCTCCCCATTGTTTCCCAAATAAAACCTTCCAAGAGCGTCGCCTTTTCATCATTATGTGAAAAGCCTCTTTAGCGTCCATGCTAGCGCTTGCACCTCGGTCATCCGATAGCGCCGCTCCCATGCCCGTTGTCCCAAGCCGTGGAAGCCAGTCGCACCTCTGTGGTGCTCGGAACACAGACTAATTGTCAACCAGTCCGAGCGGGAAGAGCTATCAAGAATGTGATGGGCCTCGCTCTGCCCGGTTTGCTCGCTCTGCGGGATCAGGCCCATATGGATGCAAATGGCGCAAGGGAGTTCTTTGACTCGCAGCAGATGGGCTTGCTCCGAAGTCAAGCCACCGCCTCCTCGATCACATCCCATGCCGTTATGTAGTCTATTAACGAAGCCAGATCGGCCTTAGTCATCTTGTGGGTTGGTTCATACACCACGTCCACGCCATGCCCGTCCAGGGCCGGTAGAACGGTCACGGCGCGGTGTTCTGCGCGTAACCATGCCGCTGTCAGCAGGCGCTTCCATGTGTCCTTGTCCCATTTACGGCCTGCCCATGTACGCCGCGCGCTGATATCGCTTAGGATTGAGTGTAGAAGGGCGTTCTGCTCGAGACTGCGCCGGGGCTCCGATAGTGTCAGCACCCATCCGTCAGGCGCTTTGCGTACCGCCTGCAGCGCCGCCTCGCGATCAGGTCCTAGATAGATTGTTCGCAAGGCGCTTCCTTACCTGCACTTCACGTGAAAGAGACTCGACGGCCTCATGCAGCATCTTGCAGAATGTCTCGGCGTCATCCCATTCCATGTTTCGGCAGGCATTTCCAGCCCTGTCCTTAGCAGCTTGGATCAGAATCAGGGCTTCGCTGTAATCCATTTAATAAAACCCATGCCTTGCCTCGCCTCGCCTCGCCCGGCCCAGCCAAGCCCTGCCACGCCTCGATGTCATACGATCTCTTCTACTAACACTCCAAGTTTTTTATACGGCGTAGGTACAAATCCCTGCAGCCAGCCATCTTCATCTACGCAAAACCGTACTTCAGGATGTGTGCATTTCCCTTGACGTAACTGCTGCGCCTGGAATGCAGGCGTGCAGTCACAGCACCACTCATGCCCTTTGCAGCCTTTCGGCTTGGCTTGATGCGCGGCAGCTCGCCATTTCTGCCATAGCGTTCCGCCGATGCAATCTGCAGTTGGAAAGCATGAGGGGCCGTATTCGCCGTAGCGGATAACGTCCAAGTCATCCTTCATACGCCTTTCCCCTTCACAGCCGCAACGCAGGCCCGGAGTGCTTCATGCTGCCAGCCATCCCCGACATATGCGGAGTCGATCATCTGGCGCACCATTGCTAGATACCATTCCTGATTAGCCGCGCTTGTTGGTTCTTGTTTGGCGGTAGCTAACCACTCCTCGAAGCTCGCATGCATG